AAGCGCAAGCTGATTTCCCCGCGCGAGCCGGATCTGCACGCCGAGCACCAATTCCAGGGCCTGCTTCAGGGCGACATGGCGGCCCGCAGCACGCGCCAGCGCGAGCTGTTCAACATCGGCGCCATCACCATCAACGAGATCCGCCGCGAAAACGGGCTGAACCCGATCGGCGATGAGGGTGATGTCCACTTCATCAACGCCGCGATGGTGCCCGCCGAGATTGCCATGCACGGCCCGCCGCAGCCCGCCAGCGGGGCCGCATCGCCCCGGCCCGCCCCGGACCCCTCCTCTCCCGACGAGCCTTCCCAGCCGTCACTGGACGCGATGGACCGCATTTCAGCCATCCTGCCGGTGTACTCCGACCTGCTCGCTGGCGACTTTGGCCGGATTTTGGCCATTGAAACCGACCGCATTGGGTCGGCCAGCAAGCGGTCGGGGTTCGCCGATTGGGCCAAGAACTTCTACGCAAGCCACGCGGATCATGTCCACCTTCGCATCACGAACACCGTGGACGCCTTCACCGCGTCGGCGTGGGCCATCCTGAGCCAAAAACCCATTACCGACACCGCAAAACAGGCTGTTTTCAATGAAACAAAGGCGATTTGCGAGCGCCACGTGGCCGAATCCGTGAAGAACATGCGCGAGCCGAGCATCGTCGCGGAGTGGGCGACAGTCCGCGCGAAGACGCAGGCCAGCACCGAAATCGACAACCTCGCCGAACTCATCACCAACCTTGCAGGAGCCTGATCGTGGCCAAAACCAACTGGTACAGCATCAAAAACGCCGCCAATAACACCGGCGAAGTCTATTTGTACGACGAAATCGGCGGCGGCTGGGGCAACGGCACGACCAGCGATCAGTTCGCCAAAGACCTCGCCGCGATGGGCGATGTGAAGACCATCAACGTCTACATCAACTCCCCGGGCGGCAGCGTGTTTGAGGGTTTGAGCATCTACAACTTGCTTACCCGGCACAAAGCCAAGGTAGACGTGAGCATTGACGGCGTGGCCGCGAGCATCGCCAGCGTCATCGCAATGGCCGGCGACACCATCAACATCGCCGAGAACGCCTCAATGATGATCCACAACCCTTGGTCGCTGGTCATCGGCGACGCCGCGACCATGCGCAAGGAGGCGGATCTACTGGACCGTGTGGGCACTCAGTTGGTGACTACCTACGCGGCTCGCACCAAGGCCACGGAAGACAAAATCAGGGCCTACATGGACGCGGAGACGTGGTTTTCGGCGACGGAGGCGAAGAGCCTGGGCTTCGCCGATAGCATTACCGCGGCCAAGCGGATGGCGGCCAGCTTCGACCTCTCCCGCTTCCGCAACGCCCCCCGCCATGAACCCGCACCCGAGCCGCCCAAGCCCCTGAACTTCGCGGAGCAGATCGCCAACATAAACCACTTTCTCGCCACGCGGCGGGAATATCGACGCTGAAACCAAGAAAGGAACAAGATGGTATCGCCAGAAGTAACAGCGAAGAAGTTTGATTTGGTGCAGCGAGCCGTGTCTCTTGGACACGGCATAAAAATGATCGTGATGGTGAACCACGACATGTCTGGCGATGCTTTTCAAAACTACATCAAAGATGAATCGCGCGTGGCGTTGCGGGTTATGTGGTCGAAAAGACACAAATACACACCAACACAGATTAAAAGCCTGCGCGCCGCATGCGCAGATCACGGCGTTGATTTGTCGATGTAACAATAAGGAACAAGGCTATGTTTGACGTCATCATCCCCGCGCGATCCGGCCGCCAACGCACGATCAACGCGATCGAGTCGATGCTGCATTCGTGCTCCGTGGTCGGGTTCAAGCCCCACCTGATCTTGATTGACGACGCATCTGAAGCGGAGCACTGCATGGCTGGCGTGATGAGCAAGTACGCCGATGCGACAGTGTTGCGCTGCATGGAACGCCACCACTACACCGGGGTGTTTCACATAGGAATCGAGCATTCCGACCCGGCCAAAGACGTGTTTTTCCTGTCAAACGACATGATCATCACGCCGGATTTTGTGGCTGAAGTGCTCGATGTCGCCAAGGTTGAACGGGCTGGAATCGTGCGAGGGACATCGAACTGGTGCGAGTCACACCCGGACTACACCACGCCCCTGCCGCGGCGCTTTGTGCCCCGAAAATACGACGATGTCGCCGAGTTTTCCCGGGTGATCCGTCACTTTTACGGTGGCACATACGCCAGCGACGACTTTCTGTCGGGCGACGCCGTGCTGGTGAAGCGAGACCTGATCAACGCCATCGGGAACCTCGACACGCAGTTCTATGGCTACTTCGGCGACCCCGACTACGGCATCCGGGCACGGAGGGCCGGATTCAAACTGCTCTGCGCGACCGGTGCATGGCTCTACCACGAGGGCGCCGGGCATATTCGAGACGAGCGGGTCAAGGCCCCGGATGTAGACGCCAACGCGGAACGCATGAAGCTCGTGCAGGCCGCCTACGAGAAGTTCCGCGCGAAGTGGGACACGGGCCTGCCGCCGATCTACAGCCGCGACATCTCGATGGGCGACCAGTTCCCCTGGGCGAAGTACAACGACCCGGCTTACAAGCCGCCCGGACCAATCATCGGCTGAAGTATTGATTTTTCTAATCTAGTGTCGTATGATTATCAGTTAACCGAATACTTTCGCCGCCGTGGTGCGCCTGAGGCGTACACCAAGCGGTGAAGAACAAGCCCGTTCACGTCTGAGGCGTGGCCGACGCTCGACCCCCACAAGCAACCTTGTGGCGGCGGCTCGCCACGTCGTTCGTCGCGCTCTCCGTCGCCACGGAGACACGACGTGAAGACCCTCATTGAACTCCAAGACGACCTCTCGCACAAGACGAAGTGCGCGAAGGATGTCATCGCCAAGGCTGAAAAAGAAAACCGCCAGCTCACCAACGCCGAAACCGCGGACGTTGAGACGTTCCTCCGAGAGGCTGACGAGCTGAAGAAGCAGATCGAACGCATCGAAAACGACAACAAGCTCCGCGCCCAGGTTGATGCCGCTATCAGCGCCCTCGGCAAGACCACGCCGCCCAAGTCCAGCCCCGACCCCATCACCAACGAACCCCACACCGTCCCGGCGCAGCCCAAGGGCTACCGCTTTGGCCGCTTGAAGGCGTTCAAGAACGAACAGGATGCGTGGAAGTCGGCCGTGTGGATGAAAGCCGCCATCTTCGGCGATCGCCGCGCCGAGCGCGAGGCGATGAACCTCGGCCTCGACATCCGCAACAGCATGTCCGAAGGCGTCAACACCGCCGGCGGCGCCATCGTCCCCGACGAAATGTCGCAAACGATCATCGACCTGCGCGAGATATATGGCGTTTTCCGCCGCAACACCAAGGTGGTTGCGATGGGCCGCGAAGTGATGACGATGCCTCGCCGCACGGGCGGCCTCACCGCCTACTTCACGGCTGAAAACACCGCCATCACCGCGAGCGACAAGAGCTTCAATCAGGTCAACCTGGTGGCCAAGAAGCTCGGCGTGCTGACCTACCTGTCTACCGAGCTGGATCAGGACGCGGTCATCAGCATCATTGACGACCTCGCTTCCGAAATGGCCTACTCCTTCGCCCTGAAGGAGGACCAGTGCGGGTTCACCGGCGACGGCACCTCCACCTACGGCGGCGTCTACGGTCTCACGCAGCGAATCCTCGACAGCGCCAACACCGCCTCGGCGATCGACTGCGCGACCGCTGGCCACGACACGTTTGCCGAGGTTGATGCCACCGACCTCGCCACCCTGATGGGCAAGCTGCCCGTCTACGCCATGCAGAACGCCAAGTTCTACTGCTCTGGCGTCGCCAAGTCGCTCGTGTTCGACCGACTGCTGGCCACCGCTGGCGGCAACACCGTCGGCACGCTCCAGGGCAGCACGGGCGGCTCGTATCTCGGCTACCCGATCGTCGTCTCGCAGGTGTTGCCCACTAGCACCGGCAATCTCAACAACCTCCCGATGCTGTTCTTTGGCGACCTCACGCTCGCTTCGACGATGGGCGACCGCCGCGGCATCGCTGTCCGCCGCGACGACAGCTACAAGTTTGCCGAAGACCAGATCACGCTGAAGGCAACCGAGCGCGTGGACATCGTTGTCCACGACCTCGGCGACACCAGCACGGCCGGCCCGATCGTCGGCCTCATCGGCTTCACCTCCTGATCCCCGTAACCGCGTGGGCGCGTAGCGCCCGCGCGGCTGTCTGTTTCCTCACGCACACACGGAGTTCTCTCCAATGATTCACGCACAGAATGCCAAGTCCCTCGTGATCCTCTCGCCCGGCTCGGCCATCGCCACCAGCGCGACGGCGACCGCGCGCGTGGACACGCTCACTTACGAGTACCTGACCGTCAGCGTCATCCTCGGCACCACGACCGCCGCGACGGACAACCCCTCGGTGCTGAAGTTCACCGAGGGCGACGACACTAACGCCACCGAGGCCATCGCCTCGCTGACGGGCGACGGCGCGAGCGGGTTCACCATCCCCGACAACGCGACCGCTGGCACCGCCACCATCGCGCGGTTCCACATCAACCTGAAGGGCCGCAAACGCTACCTGAAGCTCTCGGCGACCCCGACCGCTGCGGGCGGCCAGGTCATCCAGGCGATTGGCGAACTGTCCCGCGCCAACGTCACCCCCACCAGCGCCACCGGCGCCGGCGTCTCTGCCCTCGTGATTGTCTAACGGGCATCACTCCCCTTGTTCCGCCTCCGCGCCGGGAAACCGACGCGGGGGTTTTGTCCGAGACCTCGAAAGAACCGCATGACCCAAGGAACAAACATGCCGACTTTCAGCTTCGAAAAGGTGGCCCCGCCCGAGTTGGCGGAAGCCGCAGACGGTTCGGTTGACCTCATCAAGGCACACCGCACCGTGGAGCGAATCCCGCGCGCCGACATCCTGCCGACGCTCAAGTCCTGGGTGGCCAAACTCGCCCCAGGCGGGCGGCTGGTCATCGAGTGCTATGACTTTGAATGGCTGGCTAAGGAATACCTCGCGGGCAAGCCCATCAACGTGCAGGCGGCCGTCATGGGCGACGACGGCGGATCGCAAGCCATCATGGACCGCGAGTTGCTTGTGGAACTGATGGCCAACGCCGGCGTGGAGCGCATCGCCGAGCATGAAAAGAAAGACGGCTGGCTCGCCTTGACCGGCTACAAGCCGTCAGCGCCGACCGCGCGCCTCGACCGCACCATCGGCGTGCTCTCATGCCCGCGGCACGGGCCGATCTTCCACTTCCGCAACGCCAACACTGCGATGTTCGGCATTCCCTACGAGATCCACCAAGGGGCTTACTGGCACCAGATCATCAGCGAGGCGATCGAAAGCGTCATCGCCAAAGGCCCGGAGTTTGTGCTCACGCTCGACTTCGACACAGCCATGCACCGCGCCGACGTGCTCGAGCTGCACCGCCTCATGGACGCCTACCCCGAAGCCGACGCCATTGTGCCGTTGCAGTCTCGCCGCGGCGGCGGCCTGCCGATGTTCGGGCTGGTCGGTCCCGACGGAAAGCCAAAGAACCAGGCGTTTCTCGAAGACTTTGACCGCAACATGGTCCGCATCGCGTCGGGGCACTTCGGACTGACGCTTTTCCGCGCCGAGAAGTTCGCCAAGATGCCCAAGCCGTGGATGCTCGGCATTCCCGACGGCAACGGACGCTGGACGACCGGCGGTGATGGCGTTAGCGGCAAGACCGACCCCGACATCCAGTTTTGGCAGCAATGGACCGCGTGCGGAAACACGGTCTATCTCGCGCCGCGCGTGGTCATCGGCCACATCGAAGAGAAGGTCGCCGTGCCGGGCCGCGACTTCAAGCCTGTCTACCTCGACACGTCCGAGTATTTCGAGCGCGGCATCCCCAAGGAGTGCGTGCGATGAAGCTGAAGATTGTCAGCAAAGGCACCGCCGCAAGCACGCGCGTGATCGACGCCGCGACCGGCAAGCCCATTGAGAACGTGGAGTTTGTCGCGTGGCATTGCAAGCCCGACGGAGTCCCCAGCGCCATCATCGCCATCGCCAACGCGGCGGTGGACATCACGACCGAAGCCGAACAAGGAGACCTCGATGAACACGAACCCGAAAGTGCGTCTGTTGAAGGCGTGGCAGACCTACAGCAAGGGGGCGCTGCTGGAACCGAACGGAACGCTTCGTGATTGGCTGGTCCGCAACGGATACGGCGAGATTGCCCCACCCGCCCCGCCCGCCGCCAAGTTGCCCGAGCTGCCCGTTGAAGTTCCCGCCGACCCTGTGCCGCAAACCAAGAGCCGCAAGCGAGCCAAGTAATGGCAACCGTCGTCACAGTTCAACCCAAGGCCGAACCCGTGCACCTGGACGAGGCGAAGAAGCACCTGCGCCTCGAAACCAGCTTCACTGACGACGACGCCTACGTGACCTCGCTGATCGTCGCGGCGCGGGCTTACGCCGAGCAGTACACGAACCGGAAGTTCGTGGATCAGACCATCAAAACGACATTTGAAGAGTTTGATTGTGAGCTACGGCTGCCCGCCCCGCCGACCGTCTCCGTGAGCGGCATCACCTACGTGGACTCCAACGGCACGCGGCAGACGCTCGCCACGTCGGTTTACGCCGCCGACACGCTCGCGGAGCCTGCGGTGGTTCGCCTCGCCTATAACCAGACGTGGCCGATCTACCGCGAAGAGGCCAACTGCGTGCAGGTTACGCACGTGAACGGCTACGCCAGCGTCTTCACGGCCAACGCCACGACGGACGTGATCACCGCCTACGGCCGCGCCTACACGCTCAACGACGTCATCCGCTTCACCAACAGCGGCGGCGCCCTGCCGGCGGGCCTTAGCACCGCGACCGACTACTACGTGCTGGCCGTCACGAACAACACGTTTCAAGTCTCTACGTCGCAGGGCGGGGCGGCCGTGGACATCACCGGGACCGGCACGGGCACGCACTTCATCGGCGAAATCCCCCAGGGCATCAAGCACGCCATGCTCCTGCTGATCGGCCACTGGTACGAGCACCGCGAGGGCGTGGTGGACGCCGGGTCGCTGTCCGAAGCCCCCGCCGCGGTGGATGCCCTGCTCTGGATGAATCGAATCGCGGAGGTGTCATGAGGATCGGCGAGCTTCGCCATCGCGTGACGATTCAGTCCGCCACGGAGACACAAGACTCCTACGGGCAGGCGGTGCTTTCGTTTTCAACGCTGGCAACTCGCTGGGCGTCGATCGAGCAGCTATCGGGCCGCGAGTTTTTCGAGGCGTCGAAGGTGGCCGCCGAAGTCACGCACCGCGTGCGCATCCGCTACATGACCGGCGTGACGCCCAAGATGCGGGTGGTTTACGGCTCGCGCACATTCGAAATCGTCGCCATCACAAACCCGGAAGAGCGAAACATTGCCCTGGATCTGCTTTGCAAGGAGGCCAGCTAGTGGCACTCGCAACGCTCAACTTGATCGGCGAGAAGGCGCTGCAGCGCAAGCTGGCCGCACTCGGTCGCACCGGGGCCAACAAGGTGCTGCGCAAAGCACTGCGGGCTGGCGCCAAGGTCATTCGCACCGAGGCGCAGGCGAACGCGCCCGTGCTTACCGGCGACCTTCGCGCGAACATCCGCGTGCGTGCCATGAAACGCCGCAAGCAGGGCGTGGGCGTCCGCGTGGTGGTCGGCGACGGTTGGTATCAGGGCGGCCAGTTCTACGGGGCATTCTTGGAGTTTGGGCACAAACTCGGCAGCCGCAGACTCGGCGACGCCCGCGCCGATGTCGCGCCCAAGCCGTTCATGCGCCCAGCCTTTGACCAGAAGAAAGACGCCGCGATCAGCGAGATTGAAACGGTGCTGGCCAAGGGCATCGTGGAGGAGGCGAAGAGGTCATGAGCCTCGAACAATCCCTCCAAAACCGTGCCACGACCGACTCCACGATCTCGTCGCTGGTGAGCACGCGCGTCTATCCCGAGGCCGCCCCGCAGGCCGCGACGCTGCCCTATGTCGTCTATTCTCGGGTCTCGACCATCCGCTACCCGCACATCACCGGCCCGTCGGGCGTCGTCGCCGCACGGATGCAGTTTGACGTCATCGCCGCGACATACGCCGCGGCCAAGCCGATCGCCGACGCGATCCGCCTGCGGTTCGACGGCTACCGCGGAACGATGGGCACGTCGCCCAACACGACCGTGGTACGAAACGTCACCCTCGAAAACGAGATGGACGGGCTGGCGGTCCCCGTATCTGGCAACGCGCCGGACAAGTACCGCGTGATTCTCGACTTCATGTTTACCTACAACGAAACCACCTTTTAAGGAGTCTGCGTTATGGCTATTTCTGACATCGGCACAGGCACGACGGTGGCCTTTGGCACCTCAGGCACCTCGATGGCCTACCGCATCGAATCGGTCAACCTGGACGGCATCAGCCGCGCGTCCATCCAGACCAGTCACATGGGCACCACGTCGGCCCATACCTTCATGCCCGGCGACCTCTACGACCCCGGCGAGCTGAAGCTGACGGTTCACTACGATGCGGCGCTCGGCCTGCCGCCCATCACCAGCGCCGCCGAGACCGTGACCATCACGATGCCCGCGGGCGGCACCAGCACGCACACCATCGTCGGCTCGGGGTTCTTGACGGGCGTTGCGATCAACGACCCGCTCGAAGGACTCATCACCGCCGACCTGACCGTTAAGTACACCGGCGGCCTCACCGTGACCTGAACCCGCACCCCGAGAACAAGGACAACCAATGGCACTTACCAAGGCTCAAATCCTCGCCGCCCGCGACATCACCACGGAAGAAGTGCCCACCCCCGAGTGGGGAGGCATGACGCTGATCCGCGTGATGTCAGGCACGGAGCGCGACGCGTTCGAAGCAAGCATGGTCGCCGACGCGAAGACTGGTCGGCAGAACATGCAAAACTTCCGCGCCCGCGTTGCGGCTATCTGTATTTGCGACGAGTCTGGCGACCGGCTATTCACCGATGCAGAAGTCAACGACCTCGGCAAGCGGTCGGCGAAGGTACTCAATCGTATTGTCGAGGCGGCGCTGAAACTCAACGCCTTCCGAGATTCGGACGTGAAGGAACTCGTGGGAAACTCCGAAGCCGACCCGAACGCCGCGCGTGGTTCCGGCTCGCCCGTGAACGCGGCGTGAGCGTTGCGGAGGCGCAGGCGTCCACCGATTCGATGGAGTTCGCCGAATGGCTCGCGTACCAGCAGATCGACCCGTCGGGCGAGGATCGAGCAGACCTGCGCGCCGCAATCATCGCCTGTGTGATCGCCAACGCGAACCGCGACCCCAAGAGCAAGCCGTTCACGCCGTCGGATTTCATGCCGGACTTCGCGCCCAAGCGGAAGCCGCCTAATGACGAGTTGATTCGCGCCCAGCTCATGTTGTTTGTCGAGGCACACAATGGCAACCATCGCAACGCTCTCAGTTGACCTGGTAGCGCACACGAAGAAGTTCGTGCTGCCTGAAAAGGGCGTGCAGTCTTTTGCCCGCCAAGTGGATAACGCCGCCAGCAGCGTGAAAGCACTTGCTGCGGGCCTAGGCGTCGGCCTGAGCGCCGGCGCGGTCGTGGCGATGACGAAGGCGACTATCAAGAGCGTGGACGCGCTCAACGATCAGGCGGCCAGCCTGGGCGTGTCGGTGCTGCAACTAAGCCAGCTCCACCATGCCGCCCTGCTGGCGGGCGTGGGCGTCGAGGCATTCGACAAGTCGCTCGGGACGCTCAATCGGAAACTGGTGGGTGCCGAGGATGACGGCGGGGCCGCGGCTCAGGCGCTGGAGACGTTGGGCCTGAGCGCTCAGCGGCTACTCGCCGAGTCTCCCGCCGACGCGCTCAACGACATCGCGGACGGATTCCAGCGAATCCAAAATCCATCGCAGCGGGCGGCGCTTGCGTTCCAGCTTTTCGGCAAAGAAGGCATCAACATGACGCGGATGCTTTCTGATGGGCGCAAGGGCCTTGCCGATGCGGCAAAAGAGGCCGATCGGCTTGGGGTCTCGATCTCCGACATTGACGCCGCGAAAATCGCAATGGTTGACGATGCTTTTGTTCGTCTCAATGCCAGTTTCACGGGGCTGGCGCGTAGCGTTGTTGCGCAGGTTTCCCCCGCCCTTACCGCTCTCGCTGATGACATGGCGCGGCTTGTTGGCGAGCAAAGCAAACTTACGGGGAAATCGAGCATTCAGGGTTGGGCGGAAGGTGCAGCAAAATGGCTTGCCCGCGCCGGCGAGGCCGCCAAGCTCGTCGGCAACAGTGCGCAGTTTGTAGGCCAGTCGATCGTCGGCATCGGCTTCAAGCTGGGCGGCACGGTCAACGAGACCAGCAAGCTCATGGGCCAAAACATGGAAGAGGTTGCCGGGCAAACACTGAACGATGTCGCCCGCAACCTGAAACGCTTGGTCGGCGACACTGCCGCGCAAGACGCGCAGTATTTTTTCGATGACGCCACGCGAAGCGCGAACAACGCGGCGCAGGATGTCGTCAATAGC